ATCAAAAGACCTGGTTAAAGAAAAATTTGGATTTTCTTTAAAATTTATACATAAATATAAAACATTATACTGGAATAAAAAATCATGGAAATAGATGATTTTATTAGAACGTATAAAACTATAGAAAAAAAACCGTTGTCTAAATTTTTAGCTTACGTTGAAAAAACAAAAGCCTTTAAGGAAGCCCCTATTGTTACTAAACAAGGATTGCAAGTTAATACTGAAATTAGGGATGTTAAAACATTATTTTTAAATGATTTGGAAAAGAGTTTAACCAATGTTCACTGGTACAATTATTTTAATAACTGTTTTTTAAAATGTTTGGAAGAGTATAGACAAGAAACTAATTCTGAGTTCCTGCACCATAAAAATAATTTTGAAATGAACGTTTTAAAATATGATAGAAATAATTTTTATACATGGCACACGGACCATGGTTTCAGTACCCCAAGAACCATAAGTTGCATCTTATTTTGTAATGACGACTATGAAGGTGGAAACCTGGCATTTAAATTACCCAACAATGAAGAGTTTTCCGTTGAAGGTAGACCAGGTGAATTAATAATGTGGCCCAGTAATTTCATGTACCCTCATTGCGTTAAACCTGTAACCAGTGGAAATAGAATAACCGTTGTTGGATGGGTGGTATAATGAAACACCATGCGTGGCCTTTGTTTTCATCCCCTCTTTTTTCAATTGAAACCGGTTTAAAAAAAAATGAATTAAAGAAATTAGAAACAAAATTAAAAAAAGAAAAAACAATCCACAGTCCGATTAATAAAATTAGTGAGAACCCTAAACAAAATAGTTTTCACACTGGCGTAGAAGGAGTTTTACAAAAAGAGGAATATGAAACTTTAAAAGACGTCGTCATTAAATCCATAAGATTTATTAATGATACTTATTTTAAATATAAAACTAATTTCATCATAAGTAAATCATGGGTGGCATCGGCTTCCTCAAAAAGCAGCTGTACTACTCACAGACATCACAATTGTTTTTTAAGTGGAGTGGTTTATATTAAAGCAAAAGAAGCGTGTGGAGATATTGAATTTGAAAACTTTAACCATAGGGACATATCAGTAGAACCTAGACACAAGGACACCCTTTATAATGTAGAACGTTTTTGGGTAACGCCAACCCCTGGGTTACTATTATTGTTTCCAAGTAATATGTATCATAAGGTACATGAAAATAATTCCAACGAAGATAGGATCTCTGTTTCTTTTGATGTTATGCCCACGTCTTTCTTAAATAAGTATATTAAAAATAATGAAGCATAAATTAATTAAAAATTTTTTTACAAAAGAAGAAATTAATCTTTGTACGGATTACTGTAGAATACAACACAGGCAAAACAAATTTAATTTTGATAATCAAAACAGTAATTTTGATTCCAGCTTCTATGGGGATCCTTTAATGGAATCCATGTTGTTAAACAAAAGAAAGTTGGTTGAAAAGCATTCAAAGTTAGAACTGTTACCAACTTATTCTTATTTCAGAGTCTACACATATAAATCAGATTTATCCAAACACACAGATAGGCCTTCGTGTGAGATCAGTATCACAGTTCACATTAACTCGGACGGAACACCATGGGAAATATACATGGGCGATAAAAAATATAGAACTAAACCAGGCGACGCTGTCTTGTACAAAGGTTGTGAAATTGAACATTGGAGAGAACCTTTTGAAGGCGACTGGCATGCGCAAGCTTTTTTACATTATGTAAATTCTAAGGGACCCTATAAAAATTTTTATAGGGATCAAAGAAGAATGTGGGGAGATAAAAAATGAGCTTTTTAGAAATCATGTTTTGTGATTCAATATATCATTCAACAATATCCAATGAAAAAATTAAAAAGCAATTATTAAAAGTTGTGTACGATTTAGAAAAAAATGTTGAATCAAATAAACAAACTAATGAAGGTGGCTATCAAAAAGATTTAAATTGTAGAGATTTATTTTCAGATTTAATATCTGAAGAAATTCATAAATATGAAAGACTTTTAAATTTAAATAAAAAATTAAAGCTGGATAATTTGTGGTGTAATATTAATTACAAAAACAGTTATAATGTATCCCATGTACACCCCGGAGTTCATTTTTCAGGGGTCTATTATTTAGAGACGCCAAAAAATTGTGGTAAATTAATTTTCACTAATCCCAATACATTTGTTAGAATGCATTCTGAAATGGAAGAAGCAAGCGAGCACCCTAATTTCAAACCTCATTTTTGTATAGAACCCGTTGAAAACCTATTGTTAATCTTTCCTTCTTATTTATTACATGAAGTGGATATGAACAGTTCTAATGAAAAAAGAACATCCATATCTTTTAATTTATGCATCAAATAAATATATTTACAGACTCCTTATTTTTTACGGATCAAAAAGATCCGGAGTTTAAAAAAGAAACTGTAAAAACAAAAACTGTGGATAAGACGAAGTTTACTAACCTATTAAAAAATTTTGTAGTTGGGTTAGTAAAAAATTATAACGTAAGATTTCAAGATGTTTTTATAGGTAATATAAAATACTATGAAGATTTAAAAGATCAAACGAATTTAAAAATTGTTACAACCAATGTTTTGTTTCAAGGTTTGTACATGGTGGATGTTGATGAAGATTGTGGTTTAATTTTTTTTGAAAGAGATTCCGGTGAGTTTATATGTCAGCATACTGATTTTATTCCTAAGTTTAATTTCATAGCCAGAGAGAATACTGTTCTGTGTCTTCCTTCAAACATTGATTTTAAATTAAAAGAAAACAACTCAGATAAAAAAAGACGGTATATTTATTTCACTTTATCAGTTTAAAAATAAATAACATTTACATTGATTCTCACGTCTTGATCAGTGCATGTTGTGCTGTGATGTTTTTGATGTGATTTAAAAAACAACATCCTATTTTCAACAGATTTTATTTTATTGTTTGAAAGTCCTGTGTACCCATTATTTTTATTAATGTAAAATATAGCGCTGTTGCATTCAGGATCATCATGATCGCGATGCAACGCGTGTTTTTTTATCTTAGGAGTGTGAGGATAAAAATTACATTTTACTCGAAATAGTTTTTTTATTTTTAATTTTAAAAGAATAGGTCCAAGTAAATTAAGGGCTGGTTGACTCATTATGTTTCCATCTCCATATATGGTATGACTTAAATAAAAATTTCCTACAGCATTATCTTCTGGATGCGCCACATTATTTACATAGTACCACGGGAAGGTGTTACTGAGTAAGATGTTTTTTATTTTTAAAAATTCATCTTCAGGTAAAAAGTTATCTTTTATTTGAAACATTTCATTAAAACATTAAGGTTAAAACGAACCGCATCTTTTGAAGGAGGATTGCCTTTATGTTCAACCATACTTTTATAAACTTTTGCTTGACCTAGTTTATCAACATAAAATTTATTGTTAATAAAAGTGCCTCCATCCGTAGTGTGTGGATTGTATAATATGCTTAAAAAATCATCGGTGTATTCATCTTTATGAAAATCAGTATGGTTTCTAGGAAAATACATGTTCCATAAAAATCTTCTTATTTCATATTTTTTAATGTTTAATTGTTCACAAACTTTTTTAGTAATTTTATACGCCTCTTTATTAAGGGGTGAATCAAAAGGTTTTCCATCTTCCAATGATGACACACTAAAACCTCCGCCTCTTCCTGCAAACAAGGGAGGCATTAAATTTCCGTAGTCTAAACATTTTGTTAGATACCATTGATGGTAACAAAGTTTATTAATTAAAGCTAAGTTTTCTTCCTTTGATAAAACATCATCAATTAAAGTCACCTCATTATTAGTATACATATTTTATAATTCGTTCTTTCAATAAATTATCTTGAATGTCTTTTACATCAAAATTAAAAGAAATGATACTTCTTTTTTTATTTGTCTTATTAACTCCTGATCTATGTATGACGTATGAAGGAAATATAATAAAATCCCCTTCTACGACTTTTAATGAAATAGCTTGGTTTAAATTAAGCGGATCCAGCAGTTGAGTATATTGATGATTATCAAATTCTAGATAATATACTCCAGTAAAATTATTAGCGTGAATATGCCAACCATGAGTACCTTTATTTTTATATTGTTGAAACCACAACTCATGTATTTTAATTGTTTTAAAACCTATTTTAGAGACCATGTTAACTAAATGGTCGTGGATATGTTGACCCGCATATTTAACCCAGGGCCTCTCAAAGTCAGAAGATTGTTCCCAGTCTAATTTGTGAAAAACATCTTCAAACCCAGCTTTGTTGGATTTAGTTTTTGATTGATCAGTTAAAGATAATAGGTTATCTTTAAGCTCTAAATGTTTATTAAAATATTCTTTTAGTAACGGAGTTCCTATGGAAAGGCTCATAAAAGTAGTGTATTATATGCATTTTTACAAATTGTACACAATAACTTTAACTGATAAATAATTAATATGCTACAAAAATTAGGGTTCTTACCAGGATTCAACAAACAAGTCACAGAAACCGGAGCTGAAGGCCAATGGTTTGATGGTGATAATGTCCGATTTAGATATGGTACTCCTGAAAAAATAGGAGGTTGGCAACAGTTAGGCGCTGATAAANTAACCGGTGCTACTCGTGCNCTTCATCACTGGGATGATAATGCGGGCATTAAATATGCAGCTCTAGGAACTAACCGAATTTTATATGTTTATTCAGGTGGTATATTTTATGACATACACCCTATTAGAACTACATTAACCGGTTGTACTTTCACAAGTACCTCTTCTTCAACAGAAGTAACTGTAACATCATCAGGAACTAACGGCTTAAGTGACGGGGATATCGTTCTATTTGACGCTGTCAGTGGAGTGACTGCAGTAGGATCTACTTATACTGACGCTTCTTTTGAAGATAAAAAATTTATGGTAGCGTCCGTACCTACTGCTACTACTTTTACCATTACAATGGATACCCAAGAATCAGGGACACCTCTGTCTGCCAGTGGTTCAGCTTCAGTACTATGTTATTACACCGTAGGACCGTCCCAACAACTAGGAGGCTATGGGTGGGGAACAGGTACATGGTCGGGAACGGCAGCCGGTCCAGCGACTACTACCTTGGGTGCTGACATTGCAGATACAAGCACGACAGATATTACCTTAACTAGTTCAGCAGCTTTTCCCACTTCAGGAGAAATTAGAGTAGGGACAGAGGATATTTCTTTTACCGCTAACGATACCGGCACAGGAATTT